CTACTTGAACAGCGCGCGGTAATAAGACGTCGCCGTAATATCCACGCAGTAGTTGGTGAACCAAGCCGGGCAGAGCGAGACGTGATCCGCGGCGTACTGGCCGGGCTGAATGTGCGGGACGCCGGCGTTGGTGGTGCCCCACACGCTCACGACCTGTTCCGGGTTGCCGTTGCCGCACGCAACATCGGCGCAAGTCGCGGCCGAGCTGAACGCCGGAGCGACAATCGCAAGTGCGAGGATCGCACAAGCAATAATTTTGTTCATACGTTTTTTGTGAGTGATGTTTTTAATTCGACCGTGACACGTCTATTCGGCGCGTGTCGTTCCGAGCTCTTTCGTGGTTTCGGGATCGTGTATGAGATCCTGCACGGCACAATGCGCATGCTCTCCGCGCCGCCGAGCCATTTCGCCTTGTAGCGTTTCAGATCGTTGCGGTTCGGTGAGATTACATACACATCCTGAGCACGCGGCGGCTTCTTCAGTCCGTCCTCGAAATGGTACCTCTGCAATTGTTCCGTTTCGAGTTTGCTCTGACGAATGATCGCCCATGCCTTTACGTCTCTGAACCGCCCATTGAGGACGGCGACGAGATCGGCTTTCGGTATGCGTTTCATATTCCGATAACCTGTGACGGCAAGCACACGGCACGTCGCCACGGAAGATCGGGGCAGTAGACTGCAATCCCGATTTCCGCAGCGATGCCGCCGAGCACCGTCGCACTTATAAGTATTCCTGCAAGCGAGAAGCGGATCATTCCAAGCGGTAGCCTACGCCGCGAACGGAAGTAATCTCGCGATCGATCTTCCGACGCAGGTTTTTAATGTGAACGTCGGCGATGTTGCTGAAGCCGAATTGGCTTGCATTCGCCCGGCTGCTACGGCAGACCGCAACAATGTCCTCGCGCGATACCACTTCCGGCGATCGTTTGGAGAGTAGGTCAAAGATGGCCTGTTCGTTGCGAGTGAGCTTCATATACGCATGAGCTTCAACGCAACGGCTCCCGCCTGGCTCTTAGCGATCTGATAGTGATTTTCTCGGCCGCGCTTCGTGTCTGTCACGATCTGCTCGCGTTCAAGAACGGCGAGCTGGTGAGAGATTGCGGAATGCGTCATGCCGAGATCGGCCGCGATGTCCTGTACAGCGATGCCTTTCGGGTGCTTCATCAGCACACCCATGATCTTGTACCGTGTCTCGGTGCCGAGTGTGCGGATGACCCGGTATGTTTCGTATTTCATTTTCTGATGGTTATTTGGTAACGACGCGCCACGCATGGCACGTCTTGCCCGTCACCGCGCACGGCCGCGTTTGCGACCATTCGACGATGCCGGCTTTTACGAGCTCGCCGCGGCGGGGCGTGACGGTGTTGATGTCCCAATTGAGCGCGCGAGCGAGCTCCTTATCGGTCAGATCGGCATGTAGCGCGAGCATTTCGCGGACCTGGTGCTGCTTCTTGGGCAGCTTCTTCTGCACGTCCCGGTATGCGAACAGGGACGTCGTTTGTACGTTCATACGGTCTGAGGTTTAAGGATCCCGATCTCAATGAGGTAATCGATGTAATTGTCCGGCCCGCCGCTCGGGAAGATCGTCTCGTGCCAGTGCTTCCACTTCTTCGGGTCCATCGCTTCGATCGGGGGACTGTAATTTTCGATGAACCAGTTCTCGACGCGTTCCACGTAAGGATCGAAGACCATGCGGCCCTTCGTCGATCGCGCGACCCGCTGCACTTTGCCAGCGACGGTGACGAGATCGGCGTTGAACTCGACCTTAAGCCACTCCCGCACGCGCCGCCGGTGCTCGGGATTGTTGTGATCGAAACCTTCCTGGTAGTAGCAGATCAACCGCACCAACCCGCCTTCGAACCATTTTCGCTTCTTGTTGCTTTCGGGCGGGTCATGCGTGATCGTCAGCGCGATTTCACCACCCTGCCTTTGCAGGTATTCGATGATCGACGCCTTACTGCGGCCGAGCGTGATTCTGCCGTCGGGATGGCCGATCGCTGTCCACTCGGCCATACGCTACCATTCGCGATATTCCCGATAACTGCGCGACGTAATCGCCTTGTTTACCTCGGAAAGCGCGAGGCCGTTCTGCTGTGCGAACGCGCGGCTGCTCAGGTCGCCGATCTCCTGAAGATGCTTTAGTTCGTCGAACTGGTCCTCGGTCAGCGGCTTAACTTCCTCGTCCTCCTCGCGGAGCGGCGTGCTGGGAAGCGATGCGCTTTTTCGCGGTGCCGGACCGCTCGCGGCCGGGCAGCCCTTCTTGTGACGCGCGCCTTTGGAGCCGCAGCACGGCTTCGGCGTCCATCCGCCGGGTCCCGCCTTCTGCGGCTTCTGAGGTCCCGGCTTCCGGCCGCGGCGCTTGGGTTCCGGTTCGTCGTGAGCAGGTGGTAATACTTGCGGCCTCTCCGCTGTGAGATCCACAGGGCGGTCATTGTTGTTGATGCTTGGCATGATTAGCCGGAGAGCATCGTCCGTGCTGACATCTATCGAACCAACGATCTTTCCTTCGTCGTCGATACCGGTCAGTGTGAATGTAATTTTTGACATGGTTATTGTATTCGTTTAGCGCGCTCCGCCATCATGGCGTCCGCGACAAGATAAGCCTCCTGCGCGATCATGCCGGGATTGTTTCGGTTGAGTCCTGTGCGAGCGATGATCGGCCCCAGTGCGTCTCCGGCGAACATGTCCCGAATTTCGTTCTCGTTCATAGCCTAGAACGGAATGTCGTCCGGATTGATGTCGTCTTTCGGATAATCGATCACTGGCCCGGAGCTCGCCGGCGGCTGATATGCGCGCGTCTCCTGCTCCTCGTCTATCTCGTCCTGGCTTCTTGCGGTCGTGTCGGCGTCCTTTGTCGGCGTGGTCCCCCGCGGCCCGAACTGCACGATGTCGGCGATAACCTCGGTGCGGTACTTCTTGTCGCCGTTCACTTCCCACGATCGCGTCTGCATGCGGCCCTCGACGTACACACCGCTGCCCTTCTTTAGATACTGATTGACCGTATCCGCCTGGCGGCCGAACACCACGATGTTGTGGAAGTCGGTCTGTTCTTGGCGCTTGCCGTCGCGGTCCTTGTACGTCCGGTTCGTAGCGACGGAGAAGTTGCACACGTTCATGCCGGACGGCAACGCGCGCAGCTCGGGGTTCCGCGTGATGTTGCCGTAGATCATTGCCTTGTTGAGGTACATAGGCGTTAGAACACTAGCTTCGAATAAGTGTCGTCGAGTTCCGCGAGGAACGTCTTGAGCGCCGCTTCGTCGGTTTCGAGATCGACGTACTCCGCGCGTGTGACGCGCTTGACCATCATCTGCATCGACGGGATTTTCACGCGGCTATCGAACGAAACGAAATCCCACCATTGCAGGGTCGGGATTGCGAGGAATGCCATTTTGACCTGCTCGACATAATCGTTCGGCACTCTGCCGTCGATCAGATAGCCGACGTGCGTCTTGCTGTCCGGATTCTTAATCTCGATGCCGCCGACGATTTCACCTTCCTCGCGCACAACGCCGTCGGGCGAAAACGCCACGCGATCGTCGATGTGGTCTGCGATGATGAAGCCGACCTTCTCGACCTTATTGAGCGACTGCCGCTCATATTCCTTACGAGCGAACGCCTCCTCGATCTGGCCGCGTTCCATCGCGGCATTCATCGGAACCTCTTTGGTCTGCTCCGTGATCTTCTCTGCGATCAGCTCACAGATAAGGGCGCGGCGTGCTTTGGGTGTTCCGAGTACATCGCCGAGTCGAGTGCCGGTGACACGGCCCAGGCGGAGCTGATGCCATTCGAACGAGCCTTGTTCGATGTCTTTGATTTCCAGCATAGGTTATTTAAGCGTGGTTTTTAATTCCTCCTTGAGCGCGAGAATGTCGGGATGCGCCTTCTTCTCGTTTGGCAGAGCCACGAAATAGGCCTGAAGATCGCGGAGTGTTTTGCACGCGCGCATTTGCTTCAGCTCGTTCGTGACGGGTGCCGGCGCAGTGTCGGCCGGGATCGAATCACGCACGCGCAGTGCCGTCACCTTTTCGCCGAATGCGTTGACCTCAGCGGAAAAGATCTGGATGCGCTTGCCGATCCATTTGTCGGTGTACGGGCCGTACAACTTACTGATCGTGGCCGCGTTCGTCTTGTTGAGAACCATTTTGGGAACGGCGGCTTCCTTGAAGTAGATGACCGGCAGGATCTCCTTGTCCTTTTCGCCCTTCTTTCGGACTTTGCGGCCGATCTCTTCCTCGACGATCTTGCTAATTTCTCCGACCAGCTCCTCGTCGGGCATGAGGTTGTGCGAACCGAGGTATTCGTACTCGAAAAGATTTTTCCAGTGCGTATTGCCCTCGGTCTTTTTCTTGGGCTTCTTGATTGTTTTCGTTGCCATAAATGGCTACTGATTGAGTAATTCGTCCACCGCGTCGCCGATGGTATCGGCGAGCGGTTCGGGGCAATCCATCTTGTGCCCGTCCATGCGGTCGTTTCCGCAGCCGGGGCACTTGTTGTCGTCCTCGTCTTGTTCGCGGTCAGGCATATGACGATACGGCCATTCCGATAATCGCGAGCGTCATGAGTGCGGATCGCAACGTGACGCGTGCTCGGTAGCCGGCGAGAGCGCGGTCGCTATCGCGGCGCGCGTCGGCGGGTGAGTAGGTCATACAGTCGGGATGTATTCCACCTCACCGTCGTTCCATCGGGAAATCGCGTCGATTGTATATGGACCGTCCATCGTGGTCTTCTCTGCCGGAGCTTCCAGCGCTTCTTCGAGCGAAGATGCTCCCCTCGTCAAAGTGTAGGTGGGATTCAGGCTTTCTTCCACGATCCGATAATAGGTGCCGTCATTGTTGATGACGTCTCCCATCCGCAGCCTGTTTAGTTTCATTTTCATAGTTGCGCCCGGCTTTACGGGCGATGCGTTTAGTTTTTAACCGATCCGCACGCCTTTCAGCACGGGACCGTTTTGATCGAACTCGTACATGTACCGCACGCCGCTTTTGATGTGGAGGTAGTCGGATTTATCGGCCGGTACGAGCGCGAAGAAGTGCTCGGCAGCGGCCTGTAGCCATGTGCAAAGGCCGCGCTGCTTCCAAACCTCGATCGGGATAATTTTGGACGCCTGATTGATCGCCGTCACCGAGAGGCGCAGTTTTGCCATCTGATGATTGAGATCTATCGCGCCCGTGCCCGGCATTTCGTCGTACGCGATTTCCTCCATAACCCCGTCCTCGTTCATCATGCGGATGCGGGGCTTTCGGTCCGTCATGGCTATGCGTGCACTTTGCGCAGGTAGCCCCAAACGCCGCTTCGTGAGCACCCGACACTGGCGGCAATAAAGCGTTCGCTTTTGCCTTCCCGGTGTAGTTCGACGATGCGTGCTTTCTGTCTGTCGCTAAGTTTTATTGAGTTCATGTAGAAGATTTGTTGAATGGTAAGTGTCCGGCACGCCGAGGGCTCGACGTAGGTCTGGCTCGTGTGCCGGTATAGGTTCGTAGCAATGAGGGAGAGGCATATCGGGGACTTTCACCCGAACCAAGCTCGCCGGAATCGAACCGACTTTTATTTTCTGTCTCTCCCCCTCACTACTACGAAGTTGTCAAAGACCTTCTATGAACACATTACCATATGCACGGATGAGCGCATGTGGATAGCACGATGGGCAACGCGATCGCGGTTTGTCAATAGCTCGCCGATGCACCGTCGGACGGTTTTTCCTTCCGCTTTTTCCGCGCCCATTCCTGGCGCGCTGGTTTGTTGAGATCATATTCCACCTTCTCGCGCGTCCGGGCGTACCGGGATTGGGTCACCGCGATATTTCGGTCGAGCCATCCCGTAGCGAGATCCGGCAATTCGACTTCGACGAGCTGCGCGACCGTCGGCCGCCCGCGGTAGATCGTGCGCATACGTGCGCGCCCGACCGCGAGGCTCATGAGATCTTCGGCGTGCCAGTCAATCGCGGACGCGATGATCGGCGCGTCGTTCGCTCCGATGCGGAATGACATGATCGTTGAGCAGTTTCCGAGCACCGCGTCCCGGATCTCCTCGTCGAGCTGCGAAATGAATTGATGCGCGAGCGTGAGGAAAAGTCCGCGCTTGCGGCTCTCGCTCAGAATGGTCGCGATGATCGAGGTGCCAAAATTTTGGAACTCGTCGATGTAGAGACGGTACGGTCGCTCTGGTATTCCTACCGCGTCGGCCGCTTGTTTGAACGCGTTGATGATGACCGCGCCGAGGATGGCGGCTGGTTCGTCGCCTATGTCGGATAAATCGAGAATAAGCGGCATACCGCGGGTGATGATTTGCGCGATGCTCAGTGTGCTCGTGGGCTGCCCGAAGATGTAGCGCAGCGGTAGCGGGTCGGCGAGCGCGGCGACTTTGTTTTGCAGCGACCCGATTTCTTGGGCCTGCTGCTTCGCGTCCTTGCCGTCGAACTCGTCCCATGTCTGGCGGGTTTCGCGGTCGGTGCATTTCTTCAAAAGCCGCGCGCGGTATTTTTCGTCCGAGAGGACGCGGCGGATGTCGAGCAGCGTCGTGCCTGGCGTGTCGAGGAGTAGCCGAACACTGGCGCGCAGATAGTAGAGCAGACGCGGCGTCTCCGGCCCGAGCCCCCAGATGTCGCTGAATATGGAAACGATGGCCGCAGTGACTTTCCAGCGGTCATCCGGCGGGGCGTTTTCGAGCGGGTTGAACCCGACCGGAAAACTCAGATCGGCGGGCCGCCAGTAGATGCACTCCCGGCTGTCTGCAAGACGCCGGGCCGCCTCGCCGTGCTTGTCCAGAAATGCAAAGCCGCGCTCCGGCGCTTCGGAAAGGATCTCGGTTGTCTTGCCGGAGCCTGACGCCCCGACGATATAGGTATGCGCTTCCATGAAATTGCAGCACCGCGGCCGTGGCCCTGCTTGCCGTCGCGAAACGGAATCCCGGTGCGCGGAGCTGCGACTGCATCCCTCGATCGAGGGGAAAGAGCTCCGCCCCGGCTCCCAACAGGATCGGGGCGGCTGCGCTCATTCTACCGCAGCCCCGGCTTATAAGAGGCTGAGCTGTCCCGGATCGCGCGGCGGCTTCGGCGCGGGCGCTCGCTTCTCCGGCTCAGGCCTCGTGAACTCTCCGTGCGGCTTGTCGTATTCGTAAATAAACGGCGGCCGGACCTGCCATAGCGTGTGCATTTCTCCGGACAGGCTGTCGCCGCAATAGACGTTGCCGCGCATGTTGCGCCAGAACAGATTCAGCGCGGTCATTTTGGCGCAGCGCGGATCAAGATCGATACCGACCAGGAACGTGCCCGGTGTGTGGCTCGCGATCAGCATACGGCCGCTGCCGCATGCCGGATCCGTGACACTCCCCCCATCGGGGGCGGTAATCTCCGCCATCATTTTCGCGACTGGCTCAGGGGTGAAAAACTGCCCGTGCTCGCCGAAGCTGATTTCCTCCATGAAAATATCGCCCAGGCAATCCGCGCCGGTCTCGGTCATTTCTTCGATCAGATAGGCGAACGCCTGGGCGAACCGATCTATCGGCCGCTCGCCGGGCTCCTGGTTGGTCGCGTACCGCTCCACGACGGAAAGGTATCGCTCCTCGTATACCCCGCTCCATTTCTCCGGGTCTCGCTCGCCACGCCGGATATTGTCGGAGCTGGAAAGCAGGGCGTAGAGCATGAGGTCGAGCCAATCGTGGAATACCTGGCTGCGCTGCCATCGGCCGGTGCTTACGATCTTCTCCAGCTCCTTCCAGGAACGGCCGGAATATGTGGCGCCTCGTCCCTTCATACCTCCTTGCGAGGCCGCAGGAGGCGGCCCAAGCGCGCATTAATCGGCTTCGGCTTGTCGGTCTCGGGAACGTAGCGCGAGCAAAGGCAGCCGGGGATGAGGCAGTGCCCACGTGTGCGGCTCGCGTGCCACTGATGGTCCTTGCCTCGGTGTGTGCATGATCGGCACGGCGACATATGACCATTCTATCATACGCCGGGCTCGGTGGAACTGGCGGGGAAGTGCGGAACGTGGTGTAGAACTGCCCGCCCTGTGAGCGCGACCGTGGCGACGGCCGCGACTTCCTCATCCGCCCTGCCGTCCCGACAATACGGAGTATTGGACGGGAAAAAGACATCCCCCATGCGAGGACAATCGGACGCCGACCGGAGGGAGGTGTTCGACTTGCCCGCAGCTTGGGGGATGTCTTGGATCGGAAGGATTCCGAGAAGCAAGGCAGGAACAAGGGAAAGCGGATGAGGAAGTCGCGGCCGGAGGCCAGCGCGAACAGGGCGGAAAAAGCAAGGAATAGAGCCACTTGCGGAGCAAGGGGCGAACGGGCAGCATATGCCTACAGGAAGCATATGTGAGGGCACAGCCGAAGGCACAGGGGGAACGGCATGAACGAGGTGATGAATCGCATTCTGAATATGCGCACGATGGCCGAGTTCGAAGGGCTGCTCGCGCAGGTCGGTGTCAAGAAGCCGGATCTGTTGCAGACGATCTGCACGCTGGCGATGGAGCAGCTTCCGCCGGATGAAGCCAAGGCGTTCGTGCTGGTCGCCGCGACGGAATACGACAAGGATCAGAGCGGCGGGTTGGAAAGAGCAGCGAAGCGGCCGCCGATTTTCCGGCAAGTCGAGGACGAATTAATGCAAGGCTTGGCGGCGTCCCTGAAAAAGAAATGACGGCTATCCCCAGGATTTCCCCAGATCTGCAAAATCCCCAGAAATGCCGCAGGGGTAGGATGAAGGCATGGTGAAGTGTGAGATAGTAATAGGGTGCGGTCGCGCGTCTTCGGACGTTCGCTCACACGCTATTTCACATAGCACCATCGCTTAGAGCCAGCCTTACCGCTGGCTTTTTGCGTTGTCCCGGGGGGTATAACGGGGGGACGTTAATAAGCCCGTTCCAGCGCAGGCTACGCCATGCCGAAAAACAGGCGACAACTCAACGGAGCAAATTAGCCGCGCCGCCGAACTCAAAACACTTTGCTGTTTTGGGGGAGGGGGGCGCATCTTCCAATCTAACAAAGCAATATGAAATCGAACCCGGTATTTCGGTCTCTGAGGTCAGAGCTAGATATTCCGAACGCTGAACCGTTGAGGATTTTGCGGCGGCGCGCGCAGAAATCGAAACGACTGAAGTGCCCTCGCCCGTCTAAGATCCCGACGCAGTACAAGGCGTACATCAAGAGTGTGTTCTGGAGCGAGCGGCGCGAGCGCTATTTTCGGAAGCATGGGAAGCGATGCGCAGTATGCCGCACTACTGAAGGCATCAATCTGCACCATAAGGTCTACGGGAATTACGGCTCTGAGCCTGATGCGGATCTAATGCCGCTCTGTGGGCGGCACCACATCGGATTTCATACGCAGCACGGAGTGAAGCGAGACATGCGCGCCGATACAGCCGAATACGTCCATGGCGCTGCATTCGAGGAAGAAGCTGAGCGCGTAATGCGCTCGATCTGATAACCGAAAGGCCGCCCGGAGGCGGCCGATCGGAAGCTAGGTTTTTCGACTGCTACTGCTGCATGATCCCGTTGTCGCGCATAGCGCCTGCAACAGATCCGCCCGTGTGTACTCCGAGGATCGAAAGGCCGCCTGTCAATAGGCCGAAAGCCTCAGCGGGGCCGAGCTGCCCGGTGATGTATCCGACGCCGGCGGTCAGGACCGCGAGCACCGCACCGACGATGGAAAGAGTCTGAGACAAATTCATATTCGTTTGGCTTGGCTGATAACGCGACCTTTACCGGTGGTCTGCCCACCTCCCCGAGCGCCGGTCGAATTTCACTATGAGTGTGGAAAGCGGCGCCGGGGGAGCTAGGCAGACGAAAAGAACAGTAGCCTACAAATACCGTTGGATCTGCTGCCAGTATACGAGCGTCGAGGGCTTTTCGTAGCCGAACGGTCCGCCGTTCCAAATTCGGCAAATGTCCTCTGTTGTGGGAGCGCGACCGAGCCGTTTATCCGTGGCGTAGATCTTGAGATACTTCTCGAACGTGTCGATCGAGAGCTGACGATTTCCTCGCATTATCTGCGCGGTAAGATTCGTCCCAAAAACTCGGTTCACATCGTCGCAAACGGGCTGACGGATCTGCATCGGCCCATATGCTTTATTGGGCAGGTGAAGATCGCCGATAGCCATGTCGTCGCCGCGGCTTTCTTGCATGATGACGGCGTTGATTATCTTGTCGGTGATGATCGGCATGTCATTGCGATGAGCCCGTAAGACGTGAGTACAACGTGCGCAGGAGCGCGAGTACGCGTTGCTGTAAGGGGATGATTTGAAGGTCAACGGCGTAGCGCCCGTTGAAATAAGGCCTGGGGTCGATACAGCCGTTAAAACCGTTGTGGGCTTCGATCGGGTAGCCGGTCATGTCGAAAGGGATCAGACCAACGTGCAGATGATCTCCCGAACTTTCGAATGGAGCGCCGGTGTTGTCGGTCCAGCAGATGAAATCACCGGCCTTGACTGGGTACGATTTGCCATCGAGCGGGAACGGTGAGGGAAATACCGGATCGGTATCGCCGATCAAGTGCCACAAGATCACATTGTATGTGCAAGGTTGCCCTTTATATGTCGATGGCCCTGTATTGATTACGATACCCTCGCCGCCGTGTGCGTCCTTTTCGTAATGGGCCATTCCGCTGCATGGCGCGTATCCGCGCGTGGCGTGCGGCGCGCGGAAGTCGAGCCCCATGTGACCTTGCTCGGGATTGCCGAAGCGATCCTTGAAGCGCGCGGCATAGTAGCTGTGATTCGCGCCGAAATCCTGGACGATGATGGCTGGCTTCACTACGTAGTAAAGCGACGGTTCCATTGGGAAATTGTAGCACGGGCTACGGGACCAGGTTGCCGAGTAGGTTCGCAATGATGTCGTGAGTATTCATGTTCTGCCCGATTAAAATCCCGAAAACGAGTACTAGGGCAATGATGATTTTTTTAACCTTCCCGTTCGTGAAAATGCCCTGGCGCTCAATTCTCGGCAGATACCCTTCTTCTTCGTCGAAAAGCCGGTGTTCAAGCGTGTCGAATCGAGCGTCTATTTCGCGGTTCGAGTAAGGTTGCTCGGTCATATCGCTATGACCCGATTTTAGCGCAGTCGTCGCAAACGACGGAATGAGTTGCCAACAGTTCGGTTTCGAGGGCCTTGTCGCTCTTGCGACCGTGCTCGGAGGGGAAACGGATCTCGCCGCACACCTTCCCGCATTTGCATTTGAGATCATGGACGACTTCGTGAACATGGACGTCGCGCGTAATCTTGCCGCTTGGAGTGTCGAACTTGCGCGCCTCGATCCTGTGGTCTTTTCGGAGTGCCATATTACGCGTGGAATGTATTTACCGCCCGGAGGGTAGCGCCGTTTGCGCCAGCGGAACCGCTGGCCCCCGTTCCGGTGCCGCCTGCACCTCCGCTAACGTTGTATGTGCCGCTGTCGGCGGTCAGGGTAGCGTAGAGGACCAGGCAATTGCCGCCGGCTCCGCCGCCGCCGCAACCGCCCTGCAAGCCGCCGGATACGTTGTTCGTATTCGCGGATCCCGCATTGCCGGAAAGGTCAATCGCGCCCGTTGTGAAGTTGTACGCCGCACCGCACTCGATATAGAGGCCACCGCCGCCCGCGCCGCCGCTTCCAGGATTGCCGATCGAGAAGCCGTTTGCGCCGCCAGTTGTACCGGCGCAGCCGTTCCCGCCGGCCGGTGCGAATCGGTTGAAGGGAGACAACGCGGGAAGGCCTGGGCCGGCGAGCACGGAATGGATATTCGACGCGCCGGCAATGGCGATATTGCTTCCGACTCCCACTCCGGCGATCGATCCCCCGCCCGCACCGCCCATGCCTGAGACGGAGGCAACCGTGTTATCGACGACGCGAATGGCGTCCGGGCCGCCGCCGAGCCCACGCATGTCGATCGCGTGCGTGCTCGATGTCGTGATGGTTACGTTACCCTGCGAGCGCAGGGCGAACGTGAAACCGCGGCCGACGCTGCTGAAGGCGAGGTTCGCCGTTCCCGTGATGCTGACGGACGTGTAGTTTTTCTCAAGATAGCTCGCGCTTCCCGCGCTAAGCGTCGTTGTCCCTGACGAGATCGAGAGTGCGCCGTCGGTTCCGGTGCCGCCGAATTTCGAAATGGCGGCTGCGCGACCCGCGACGTAGATGTTGGTCTTCGCGTAGATGTTATTGAACTGAAACGAAAGGCTGCCGAGATCGCGGGTGCCGTCGGCATCCGGCAGAATATTCGCGGCCACGGATCCTGGATTGAATGGATAGGCGATCATAGGCCGAACATCGTACTGGATGTACGCCTGGCTCGTGGACTGGTTGTCATTGTCAAGGATCTTCGTTTCGCCAACGACGTTGTAAATCTCGCACAGCGGCACCTTGTTCGCCGGATACGCCGGGACCGCCGGAGACGCGTTTTCAACGCCGGTCGTCCAGGCGAGCGTGCCGCTGCTGTCGATCGTGAGGACGTCGATACGAGGGTTCGTGCTCGGTGCGGTCACGGTCGGCGTGCTGCCGCCGGCGTATTTCACTTCCGTACCGTTGATCCATACCGTGCCCGGATGGACGCAGAGCGCCATCGTGTTGGCTGTCCAGGTCGCAGACGTGACCGTGGTTGCTACCGAGAGTGATGTGAACGGCGCGTAGATCGTCTTGTTGCCGTGACCGACGATCGTGCTCGTAGATACCGTCAGGAAGCTGAGGTAGCTGAGCAGCGTCTGATTTGCCGAGCTCGCGGCGACCTGAGTGCTCGTCGTGGTGCCGGGATTTGTCAGGAAATTGTAGAGGTTCGCGGCCGTTGCTGCGGCTGTCGCGCCGATGAGGACGTTATTGGCCGCGACGCCGAGGCTCGTCACGAACGTAATCACGATCGCGGTGCCGTTGATCGTGAGGGTCAGCGTCTGATTGTTGCTCGGGTTCGTGCCCATAGCGATCGTGCCGAGCATTTGATGCACAAGGCAAGACGCGCCGCCGCGCGCGTCCGATCTGATGCCGTTGATGTTGCCGGAATAGATCGTTTCCGAATTAGCAATCGGGCCGGACCTCATACGAAAATTATAGCATCACTGCGTGAGCGTGAATGTCACTTGGACGGTCGTGTCCTGGCCCGCAACCTTCACGTAGGGTGTGCCGAATACGACGTGATTGAAAAGCTGGGTGCCGTCTACGAAGGTGCCGAACTCGTTGTAGGTATTGTTCGGCAGGGTCGAGTCTGGGAAGAAGAATTGCAAGATGGCCTGTTGCGTCCCGTAGTCCTGTTGCAACGTGGGTGCAGCTCGGGTCACCTCGGCCGTGAGCGCGGTGTCGCTCAGCGCCACGGCGGTCGAGCCGGTGCCAATGGCGCCCTGCGTGATGTTGAGCGAATACGTGTTCACCCCGATCAGGCGCTGAATGATGAGATCGAGGCCGGTGTTGTTGCCCTGCATTACGAGATTTTCGTGGACGCTCTCGCTTATCAGCTCTTTCGTGCCAGCTTTGTAGGCGCGAATCGTGACAACGCCTTTGATCTTGAGCCCGTCGTGAAGTTTGGGGATCATGAGTATTTTGAGAAGCCCGCGCGCGCTGTTCCGTAGACGTAGGGCGGGCTCGATGAGGAAATTGTAACACTGTCGTCAACGAGGGTGTCTTCCTCCACGTCGAGCAAGATCTGAAGAACGGTGCTGGCATCAATGCTCGTCTGCGCGTTCTGCTGCTGAAGCAGGGTCAGCATGATGTCTGTAAACGTCACCTTGTCCGATCCGATCGCCTCGATGTGATAGCGCAGCGCGGTCGGCGTCTGCGCCCGCGCCTCAATGCGCTTGATGATGAGGGGGTAGTTGCTGACTCCGAATTTCGTGCTGTTGTACATGATGACCTGGCCGACGCGCGCGCCGGTCTGCACGGTGTAGAATTTCACGTCGTAAACCGGGTGGCCGAACTGGACGAGCTCCGCCTGCGCGCGCTCCTGCGCTTCGGCGACGCTCTTGATCTGAGCGTCGATGATGCTGTCCTGGTACTCCCCGTATGCGGCTACGCTCGCGCTGTCCTGAACGTGCGCCACGATCGGGATTTGGGCGTTTCCGTAGACTTTGAGGGTGTGGCCGCTGCCGGGGTCGGACGTAAAGCGGATGAACGGCCCTGTGCTGTTATACAGCGTCTGATGCGTTCCAGGGTCGTCCTGTTGGTCGATACCGACGCTCTGCACCACACCATCGAGCGTGACGAAGAATGCACCCGTATATTTATAGGCGAGGTGGTACACCGTCTGGCCGGCGACCGTGGTGTACTTGTCCGGCGTCGTCGTGGCGTCGTAGGCCTTGGGATACGAGCCGCCGATCACGTAAATGCTGTTCTTCAGGTTCGTGATGTCGAGCGTTGAGTCGAGGGTTGGCCAATCGAGATCCGCGCTCGTGTCGTCGATAGGGAACGGCGCCGGATTGTATTCGCTGCTGCCGGTAACGGTGGTCGCAAAGAAGAAGTGAACCTTCTTGTCCGGGCCGACATACCAGTCCCAGCCGATATGACGCGCCAGGGCTTCGAGGCAGCGCGTGACCTGTTCGTAGTTGAACGAGATCGTCGGAATCGTGAAGCCTGCGCGCTGGACGTTCGTGGTGTAGTCGAAGCCGGCCGCTGCGAAGCGGGACACGATGTCGGCCACGATGTCCGCCGGATCCATGTTCGTGTAGGACGCCTTCACGAGCTTGCTGTCGAGCTTGAACCCGTAATCGAGGACGCCGATACTCACCTCGATCAGCCCGCCGCCCTTTACGATCTTCTGCACGCTCGTCACGACGCCGCCAAATATGGTGCCGCTCGGATCGGTGAGCGTGATGTCGTCTCCGATTGCGGGAATGGACGATGCGCTCGCCGGCTTCAGATGCATGCGGAACTTCAGCGATCCGCGCTCCTTGGTGAGTACGGACACCATTTCCAGGCTGTCCCACACGACGTATCCGCTGATGTCGGTCGTGCCCTTCCATGTGATGTACACGGGCGCGGTCATAGAGCCTTAGAAGGCGCGGAGCTTGATCTGCGAATTAATCATGCCGGCGAGATCTTGCGCCAAGCGGCGCATCATAGAGCTGTCGCTGCCGTAGAAGTTGCCGGAAAGGTTGATGACGATGTTCCCCCCTCCCGCGCCTCCGCCCGCTCCCGCGAGCCCTGCTCCACCGAATGATGAGAGCGGAATGATCGCTTCCGGCCCGGCCTCGCCAACGAGTGCGAGCGTGGGCGACGATACGATGCCGCCTTCGGCAAATTTCGGGACATTCGGTATCAGCCCTGCGGCGCTGCCTGCGACGGCGCCGGGGAGCGATGAGACGGCCGAAAGCGCCTTTTGCATCGACCCGACGAAGCCGTCTATTGCGCTCTCGATGCCGGAAATTGCCCCCGTGACCGCGCTCGTGATCTTGCCCCATAGCTGGGTCGTGAAATCGAGGATCCACTGCCATGCGCCGCCGATGTCGTGCTTGATGGTGTCCCAATGTGCGGCAAGCGCTATGACGAGCGCGCCGACGCCCGGCAGCAAAAACTGAACGATCGCCTGCCAATCGTCCTTAATGAACGCGGCGATAGCGCTCCATACCTCGCGTGTTCTTGCGGTGATGCTGTCCCAATTCACGATGATAGTCGCGACCAACGCAGCAACGCCCGCGATGATCGCGGCAATTGCGACTGCGATGCCGGCCGATGCGAGCGTGAAGCCCGCGCCGAACATTCCGACGATGATGATGAGCGGCGCGATGGCGATGAATACGGCCCCGAGTACAAGGAGAAGGCTGCCGAGAATTGTGGCGGTCAACGCGATTGCCTCGGTCAGCTTCGGATGTTCGGCAGTCCAGGCGGTGAGTACGGTCACGACGTGATCCACGGCCTGCGCGAACGCCGTGGCGTGTTCAAGGAGGGGAATGCCGGCAGTTACCAGGAAGTGCTGCCAATCCTCTGTGAGCCGCTTCGTGGCCGCGTCATACTGGTCGGCCGCTTTGCCGGCGTGCTCGTGCGCGAATGCCAGCGGCTCGATCTGATCCTTGAGCTCAGAGATCTTCTGCTTCACGGCGTCGATCTTGGCGGCCTGCTCTGCCTCGTCTGCCCACAGCTCGCCGGTCGTCTTACCCTTCCCGCTGATCGGCTGTTCGAGCTTAAGAAGCTCCGCTTGCTGTTCCCGCAGTTGATTTGTGAGATCGGCCAGCTTCGTCGGATCGCCTGCTGCGGCCTTTACCGCGTCGTCTACCCATGACATGAGCGATTTCCCGGCCGTTTCGGCCATATAGCCGGCTATGAGCATGCGGAAGTACCCGTGCATGCCCGCCATGGCGTTGGTGGCCTTGGCGGCGCTCTCCTCGGCTTTGCCGCCCATCGCGGCAAACGCCGCCGCAGCCTGCTCCTCCGTGCCGTTCATCATCAAATCGAGGTTCGCGAGGCTTTCATCCCAGGACATCGTGGATGCCCCGGCCGCGGCGCCGCTTGCGCCCGCAATGGCGTCGTAATCGGCCTCGATCGAGCTTGCCGCCTCGCCGGCGGACGTCGTTATGTCATCGACGGCCGCGATCCACGAATTTGCGGCCGCTTCCGCGGTTTTGGCGGCCGCAGCTTCTACGTCAGCGAAAACAGTATCCAAATTCTCGGCCATCCCATCGGCGGCCTTGCCGACGGCCATCGACATCGACTCAGCAGATTCGGCAACATTGTCGAGCGCGCCGGAGGCCTGGTCTACGGCTGTGATGTTGATCTGTAGATTCTGCTCGTCCATAGGGTCATTATACGGTGCCGCGCTTCTTCTGCTCGTGCTCGGCCTCGGATTGCAGCATCGTAGCTACCGTAAGTAAAAAGTCGGCCGGCTGCCGGTCGTATTCGTCGTAGGTCCACCCCATCGCGCGGCAGACGATGGCGCGATGCATGTTCGGCGTGAAGTCGGACGTGTCTTGCACCTCGAAGAACACGTCCCACGCATATTTCACTTCTTGGGGACTAAAAAAGCGCGAGTCTTTTCCTTGATCTGTGCGACGGCCTCGTCGTACTCGTCGCTCGGCATGTTTTCGAACTTGGCGATCGGATTGTCAGTGTTGCCGTCGAATGAGACGATCAGCTTTTCGAGCGTGGCGCGCTCGTGTGTGACGGTATTTGCAAGCGGGACGGAGGGCGTATCGCCCGGCTTCACGGTGATGCCGGCAAAGAGCGTCGCGCGGAGGTCGCTGCTTTCGCGGCCTGTGAGATATGCGTTGACGACCACGGTGTGGCCGTTCGTCGTGGTGATCGTGATCGTTTCGCGAGTTGTATCTGACATAGGTCGATTTTAGTAGGCGGCCGAGACGGTGTTGCGGAGCGTGATGTCCGCCATTTCCGTATCAGAGAGGGAATAGAAGGCCTGGAACTTCACCGTCTGCTTTACGATGCCGTTGTTGGCCTGCGCGCGAGCTACCTCGCTCAGCTTCACCTTGGCGAGACGGATCGTGAGTGTCGGATTGGACGACGTACCGAGCGTGACGCCCGCGTTCGTGACGGTAATCTGGATCGCCTTGGCGAGATCGCCGAGCATGATCGTGTCGATCATGGTGCGATCGGTATAGAACAGCTCGAAGCTGCCCGTGATGCCGAACTGCTTATTCAAACGATCCACGGGATCGATCGAACCCAGTACCTGATCGTCCTCGGTGTTCTTCTTGATGCTGACCTGGATCTTTTTGCACTGAACCGCCGTACCGGCGCCGAGACCGGCAAGGTTCGCTGCATACTTCAGTGTGATGTCCTGCGGACGGAATGCATTCTCGCTCGTGAAGGAAACCGTGTTCGACTGCGACTGATTTTTGTTCGCCTTGAACACCGCCTTGTACATCGCATACTTTTCGAGATCGAAAGTGAAATCGAGGCTGTCGAGCATACCGAGCGGGTACACGACGCCGCCGGCTTCGTTCGGGCTGTATGCCGAGATCGAATAGGACGGATGCTGCGCGCTCTGAAGCACCGTGAATTTGTGGTCGTACACCGACGCCTCGCCGCCCACAGTCGTTTTGGTATCGGTGCCAAATGCCGCCATGAGGATGGCACCGAACGACTGGTCGGTGATGCGACCCTCGATCGACGCCTCGCTGTAGCGCGCGGCTACTTCCTGTCCCACTCCGTCTTCAATCGCGTAGACATTCGTTTCGTCCTTCGCGGCCTTGATCTTGTCGTCGATGGTGAGCGATGCATCGGGGAGCCAATATGCCGCGGAAACCGCGGTGCCGCGCACGCTCTCTTTTCCGATGCCGATTACAAACTGACGGCCGGTAAATTTCGCCATAGCTAAGTAGTGGGGTTATCTCCTTGTAAATGAGCCGCGAGCATTGCTTCAGCTTCCTCGCGGGAGGACGCTTCAAACGCAATGGAGTGGCCTGGGAATGAATAGAGCTGTGTCGGCGCGACAATGACCGCTTCCTCGGGAGTTGACGTTTTCGCCTTCTTGTCGGCTGCTGCCATACTCGAATTATACATCACCGCAACTGCACAATAGACGCGACTGCGGATAACGTGCCCTCGATCGACCAGGACGGGCTGCCGCGCTTATTCTGATACGTGGCGTACTGGATGCGGGTCGGCGTATCGATGTCCGTCCAAATCTGGTGGGCCTGGTCGATGTCGATGTTGTGCCGGAGTATGTTGAGCAGCGATCCGCTTTTGAGCTGAAGCGTACTCGGGTCTCGGCCTTCCATGAGGTCGTAGAGAAGCTGATAGCCGGGCACGAGCGTTTTGTCGTCCGTGATCGTGCTTCGCACGTCGGCGACGACGCAGAATTGAAGCGTTAGCTTGTGCAGGTCCTCAGCGTTCGTAGCCGGCTGTGCGGCCGTCGATTGGCGCGTGATGATGAGCGCCGGCATGTTCGAAGCGGGAATGGCGATCGGATCGCCGACGTAGAACGTCTTGAATGCCGACGTGTTCGCTTTGATGAGCTCGATGTATTTTTGTATGAGCGGATCCATAGATTAGAGCGAGCCAACCTGCTCGATGAAATAGGCCTGCATGTTCTTGATGAGCTTTTCGCGGATGTTCTCAGTGAGTTTCATCATCACGCGCCGCGGAAGTCTCGTGCGCGGCTGATTGCTTTGGTGGAATTTGAAGTACGGCGCCGTGTTGCGCACGATGAGGCTCATTGCGGACGGCTGCGATACGAAACTGTCGCGCATGAGCCCGGTCGCCTGAAGAATGCCGGCGTCAGGATACTTCTTTTGCTTGCGCTTTTCGTAGTCGGGATTGAGCGCGGCCCACGGATCATCGACGGCTGCTCCCTCGGTATCAAAGACGTCCTCGCTGAAGAAATCGACCATTTGCTCGCCGCTCTTTTCAAACGCCGGCCGCCAGTTCTTTACGGTCGCACTGACGCCCTGTAGAACGCGAGAAAGCTGCACCTCACCTTGCAGCTCCATTCGAAGATAAAGGCCGCCTGCCATACGGTCAAAAGATGTCGTCCATGTTGGTGCGGGCATCTTCGGACGAATCGGTGCTTGCGTTCGGAACGCCTGCGAGCTCAGTATTTTCTACATTGAGCGGCAGTTCCTGCTTGTTTGCGTCGAGCAATCGGCGCTTTCCGTCCTCGATACCCTTCAGAATAGCTCGCGCCTCGCCGAGCCATCGTACGCCCATGCCTTCCTGCCCAAATTCCTCGTAATCGATGTAGCCGGCCGCCAGCAAGATGCATACACGCTCGATCAACTTCGGAACGTATGAAAGTGGTAGCACATAACGCACAGCGAGTGCGCTATCGATTTCATTCTCTGCCTGCGTGCGCTTTGCTTCGACGAGCAGATCCGAGTATCGCGGGTTCTGCGCGACGCCGGCGTGCCTTCGGATGAAATACAAGCCTGCATAGCGGCCGGACTCGTCGCCCTGAACCGCGACGGCATCGGCGATGTCGGTCTCCGTGTTCGTGAACGAATTGAAATAGGTCGCCTTGAAATACGTGTACGTCGAATCGGTGTATTCGAGCGTTGTGCCCATCGGATCGTCGGCCTGGATCAGCTTCGGAGATCCGTAGGACGTCAATTCGGTGAATGCGCCGGTAGCGGACGTCGCCCCGTAGAATTTGCGCTTGTCGTATTTGTAGACGCGTATCGGCTCGCCGGCGCGGTGCGCGAGTTTCAAGGTGCCGACGACGATCTGCGTGTTGCCGACGATGGACCCGATCTGCGCGACCTCGGCGAGCTCCGTTCCCTCATTGCCGATCGCGACGAAATCGTTCGCCGAAAAGCCGTTGTTGTCCTGAAGCGTGATCGTGATGTTCGTGCCGGCCGCGGCGTCGGCGGCGAGAACGCCCATTTCCCCCTTGATGAAATCTTCGGTCGGCGCCGTGAGGGTCTTCATGCGCCCATTATAGCAAGGTGGGTTCGTCGCCCTTGTCCGAGGGTAGGATAACGGCGTCGCGCTGGATGCTCGTCGTGAGCGTCACGCGCGCGGCGGCAGTGCGCAGCACCGGCACGCCCGGCTTGGTCGTCGCGACGATCGTCTCCGTGATTGACCGCAGTACGACGGACGGCGTACCCGGCTTATAGCTCGTGTGCCTGACGGAGCCGATTCGGCCGCCGTATTCTACGCTGGCATACGCTGCGCAGCCGTACATCATATTAGACACCGAGGATGCTCGGGGCGTGCGTCGCTGCGTCAAGCTGCCGGTCGTAGGGCGTTTCCGGGAGGAGCGCGACCGTCGCGAGAAGCGCCACGAATGCGATCGTCAGCAGAATGTAGGAGATCGTTACAGGTTTCATATGGTCGAATTGTACCATCTACAGCGAAAGGATCTCCAGGACGTATGGAGAGTACGTAGATCCCCCTGAAGCCGGCGCGATTTCGTCGAAGGAAAAGTTCGGACCTGTGCCGCCTCCGAAATAGAATTGGAAGTTCGTGACCGCGCCCGTGGTGCCGAAGTTGAGGTTCGAGCTGTAAGCTCCACCGTCGATCGAGACCTTGTACGTGTTGGCGACGCTGCCGAAATCGATGCAGATCTTGTACCACTGGTTGATGTTGTAGCCGGTCAGGAGTGTGGTGCCGGTGCCGCCGTTATACGCGACGATGTTGCCGCTCTCGAAACCCATGAGAACGGCGTAGCCTGTCGCCTGTCCCGTGCTGTTGTTGAGGACGTGATACCAATTCCCGGTCGTGGAACCATTGCGCATGTAAAAGCAATAGCTGCCGATGGAGATCGACGTGATCGTGCGGTTGAGAGTGGCGGATCCGCTCGTCGTGTTACCACTTAAGGTCGTGCTGTTTGCAGCGGTCGCGTTTTGAACGCTCCATGTGCCAAGTGTCGTCGTCCAGTTCCCGTTCCAGCCAGAGCCGCCGGATGCGCCCGAAAGGGAAGCACCATTTGAATAGCTTTCGAAATTGTCGCTCGCCGTCCATGCCGCATGGCACGTGACCGGCAGAAACATCAGTCCGAGAATGATCGGTAGTAATAGTCGCTTCATACTAGTCGCTGGTGAGCGTCCAGGTCGGCGTGATCGTGAAGCTGTCGCCGTTGGTGCCGATCAGAGTACCGATGTCGAGCCACACCGCGCCGCGCGCCGCGAACGATGTGCTCAATCCCGAGGCACTACCGGCGATGTCTTTGCCGCAGATCAGCGTCGTCGTAGCTGAGCCGTTACCGAATCGGATGGTCGAAGTTGCTCCGTTGCCCTGACAGTAGAGATCGGTGAGCGTGCGGGCGCGCTTGAAGTTGGCGAGCAAAATGTTCGATGTAGTGCCGGACGTGCCGAAGGCGCCTTTGTATGCGGCGGTCGAAGTGGAGATCTGAAACCCCTTATCGTCTTCCATGATCGCGATGTGGTTCGACGTACCGTCAAACCATCGGAGCTGTCCGGTCGTCGTGTCGATACCAATCGCGCCCGCTACCGCCGTCGTCAGGGCCGCAAATGTCGGAAGTTTGAAGGTGTCGATTGCTGCGAAGATCGTCGATGAGGCAAAATTTGCCACGAGGTTCGTCGAGGATGCGAGCGAGGCGAATAGTGTCGTGGACGTCGCCCGAACATTGAAGAGATCGGTTGTAGATGCGTAGGGAGCAAAGAAGCGCGTCGAGGTCGCATTCGTCGTAGACGCGTTAGTAGCGAAGAGGTTCGTCGATGTGGCGCTGCCGCTGATAAGGAAGCTGCCGGTCGTCGTGCCGTTTCCGAGGATCGTGAGGCCGGATGTTACACCACCGCCGCCGATGGTGGACGAAGCGGTCGCGTAGAAGCCGCCCGTCAAGCCCATGATCGACGAGGTGGCCTGGGCTCCGGCCGTTGTGAACGAGGTCGAGTATGTGAATGCCCACGGGCTCCCGGCTCCTGAAACCGCTCCGCACGTCACCGTGCCTGCACTGTTGCTTTGCCACGCATTTGATCCGGTGCACGTACCGATACCGGAGACAGTGAGATTCGTGGTTGAGGCCGTCGAGGCTACCGAGAGGTACGTGGTCGATGCCTGGATTGAAAACAGGTTTGTCGATGAGGCCAGCGTAGCGGATAGGTTGGTCGTGGTCGCATTCGTGAAGACTGCAAACACTGCCGCGAATTTCGTCGTCGTCCCGTTGAGCGCGCTGAGGTTCGTCGAGGATGCCGTTGTCGAGAAGAAGGTTGTCGATGTCGAGTTTCCGAGAGTGGTGTTTTGGGACAGTTGATACGCGACCGACGTCGTAGAGTGGCCCAATCCGACCGACGACCAGAAGTTGGCCGAGGTGGTGCTGAACGCGAGTCCGAGGCTGCTGAAGTACGAGGCCGATGTAGTGGAAAAGCCGGTTGTGGTCGTCGAATTTAGTAAGTACGTGGCGCTCGTGGTGCTGAACGCCTGTCCTGTGTTCTGAGTCAGCCAGTAGTTTGATGATGTGGTCGAAAACGCCAGGCCGACTGACGCGAAGTATGAGTCTGAGGTCGTGCTGAACGTCTGGCCCTGGCCGACGAGGATGGCGAAGGTCGAGGTGGAGAGACGGCTGTTGAAGGAGTTCCAGTCGGTAGAACTGATGTAGCCGTTTTGCGCCGATGTGCCTTGCTGGATTGAAAGCGTGCCGGCGCTGAACGAGAGCGGCGTGTTTACTGTCGCACCGCCGACCTGGCCGCCTGCATCGGTGGTGAGCAGTTTCGAAAGTTGGCCGGTGATGTAGAGCCCGGACGTGGTGGCGTTGGTGCTGTACTGAGCGGTGGAGCTCGCCAACGTGGCAAAGAAGTTCGTGCTCGTCGAATTCCCGAGCGTCGTGTTCTGCGAGAGCTGGTATGCGACGGAGGTCGTTGAATGACCGAGCCCCACCGACGCCCAATAGTTCGCCGATGTGGTGGAGAAGCCGCCGACTCCTTTCGTCGTGAGCCAGTAGTCTGCTGAAGTCGTCGAGAAGGAAAGACCGACGGACGCGAAATACGAATTGGATGTGGTGCTGAAGGCGAGGCCCGCGGAGCTGAAGAATGATGCAGAGGTGGTGCTGAAGAATTGGCCGTTGCCGATCTGTAGGACCGTGGTCGTGGAGAGGCGGCTATTGAAGGACGTCCAGTCCGTGCCGGTCAGCAGACCCGACACGCCGGAAGCGGCGTTATTGAAAAGCGTCGAGGTAGCGAATGCCTGGATGTTTCCGGTCGCCCCCGTCGGGTTCCCAAGCACGGTGTTCGCCGCGGCTGTGGCGAGCATGCCCACGGTGACCTTGTTGGCGCCGATCGCGGTGGTGATGGCCGTGCTGCCGCTTCCTGACACGTCGCCCGACAGGGTGATCGTCTGGTTGCCGGTCAGATAGTCCGTACCGGGTACGGCGGTTTGGATCTGGCCTGTCCCGTTGCCCTTCAGGAGCCCCGTGAGCGTCGTAGAGCCCGTCCCGCCCCTATTCACGGCCAAGGTCGATGAGGCGCTTACAGCGCCCGAATTTACGACCACGACGCCCGTAGAACCCGAGAGGTCAGCGCCTGTACCGCCGTGGGCGGTGCCGAGCTGCCCCGAGAAGAAGGCGTCTGCGACCGATGTACAGCCGCCCAGCGCGCCCGCGGCGCTGAGCGAGGTAGGAAACTGGTTCGTGCAGACGCCGGATGAGCCGCCATAGGCCGAAAGGGCTCCCGTACCGCTGAACAGGCCCAAAGCCGACCGAACGGCCGAAACGGTCAGGTTTGTGCTCGAAGCGGTGCCGGTTGCGGTGATGTTGGTCGCGGCTAAGCTCGTAGACGTAGCGGCGCCCAGGATCAGGTTCTGGGTGAGCTGATAAGCGACCGATGTGGTCGAGTGCGCGAGGCCGACCGATGCGAAGAACGATGCCGACGTCGTACTGAAGAAAATTCGCTGAGTGGACCAATAATCCGCGCTCGTTGTTGAGTACGCGGCACCCTGGTTTTGGCTCAAGAAGTACGCGTTGGAAGTCGTCGAAAAGGCCAATCCAACCGACGAGAAATACGACGCGCTCGTGGTCGAAAACGATGCCGGCGGTACGGCAGCGAGATATGCCGCCGCTGACGTGGTGCTGAAGAAGTATCCCTTATCGATCGTGCCGAGCTGGTACGTGACCGACGTGGTTGAATGAGCGAGACCAGCGGAGGCAAAGAAGGATGCTGACGTCGTGCTGAAGTAGTTACGCTGCGTTTGCAGATAGTCAGCGGATGTCGTGGAAAAGAAATTATTGACGCCTTTCCAGTAGGCGGCCGACGTCGTAGAAAATCCCGTGGTGGTCGTCGCATTCAGCAGCGACGTGACGCGCGCGGCAGTGTAATAGAGATTCGTGGATCCTTCCGCGAGGTTGTCGGTCGTCTGAGTTGCGAACCACGCCGCAGCGCGCGTGGCGAACCACGTCGAGACGTTCGTGATGTAGTCGCCGAGGAGATACAGCGCGGTGCCGATCGAAGTGCGCGGCAACGTGCTCGTCGCGCTCGTGTTCGTTGCCGTGACGTACCCAAACGTCGGGGATGTCGTCGAAGTGAGCCGGAGCGTCGATGTGCCGCCGACCGGAAACGCGCCTTGCGCAATCGAGGTCAGGCCCGTACCGCCGCCGGGCACCATGACCTGCGCGTTGGCTATGCCGATGCAAAAGGTGAGGAAAGCAGAAGTGAAGATTGCGCCGACGATGATTGAGAGTCGTTTCATATCGCATTTACATAATACCAAAGATGTCCCCGCCGGAGCCGACAGGGAATTGAAGCACGGCATTCGCCCCGTCCCACGTCCAGGCGAGCGTGCCGCCGATTTTCGAAGTTCGAATAAATGTTGAGCCGTTGATGACGACGGCTTTCGGTTGCTTGGAAAACGGGTAGAGCAACGTCGTGTCGTCCGGGGTAGTTGCCGGTACTTCCGTCGGATAGTCCACCGCAGCAATCGCCGCGCTGATGTCGTCGATCATCTTCTTGGTCATCGCGAGCGCCATCAGATACGTCTTGCCGGCGGTGTTCTTCGTGCTCGCGGAAGTGCCCTCCTGTGCGCGGGTGATCGTGAGCACGTCGGCGGCGAGCGCGGTCACGCGCACGATTTCCACGTTCGGATCGTCGGACGGATCGGGATAGTCGGTGCTGTTCCACCAAACGAGATTGTAACCCTGGCCCCCGCCGGTGCTCGGCAGGCGCGCACCGTGACCGGAAAACAGCGCGACCGACGTATCGGCCGCGCTGTATCCGGTGGAAACCGTGACTTTTCCGAAATTGGTGACGGGATCAAGCGCCATAGCGTGATACCCGTATTCTAGCAGCTACTTGTACTGCTGAATCGGGATGAACCGAGCCCACACGGTGCTCGTGGCGCCCGTAGCGGTGAAGACGGCGCGCACGTAACGCGTATAGGTCTGCACCAGGAACGCGCCGGTTTCGCGCGGACTGGACGACGTGGCGCCGCCGATCGTCGTCGTGGCTGCGCGCCACGCGATCGATGCGGCCGGACCGACATATGCGGTCGTGGTCGCGCCGTAGTTGACGCCCGTGTAATTCTGATACCAATCGCACGCTGCCGGCGTGACGGTGCAGTTCGTACCGCTGATGTCGTCGGCATATTCGAACGCGATATTCAGGACGGCCGACGTGCTCGATCCGGTCTTCTGAACGAGCAGAAGGCCGAAATCAGGGCGCTGCTTGTTGCCGCCGAAGAACGTCTGCGCGTAGCTGTCAAAGTACAGCGTCGTGGTCGCCAAGCCCGCACCCATAGAGGTGACCGTCGTGGTGGCTGCGGCTGTTGACGTCGCGATGGCGAACAGCGAAGGGTTCGCGTGCGCCGGCGTCGCAAAGCCGAAGACGCTCAGGATCATGCCGATCCCAAGCAGCACGGCTGCGATGTTCTTTGTAGCAAGAGCTTTCGACATAGGCTTAGAGGTCCTTCGACGGATCAGCGACTTCAGGGGTCACGTCGGTCGCCTTGTCCTCCGAATCTTCGTCAGGCAGACCTGCGGAGGGTTCGGCCGGAGCGTCCTCGTCCCCTTTCTTGGCCGACTTCTTGGCCTTCTTCGCGGCCGGCGCATCGCCGTCGCGCTCGATCACGCCGATTTCAAGAAGCGCCTCTGCCTCTGCCTCGGTGAGATCCACAACGTCGCCCTCCGTGTATTCGACCTGATCGTGCTTGAGATTACCCGTTACTGTGAATTTCATAGCAATTGCGGATTACGTTTAATCGCTCTGCACGTATTCGACGAAGACGTTCGCCTTTCCGGCGGTCAGCGTCTGTACGCCCGTTACGATCGTGATTTCGCGGACGGCGGTCGTCTTGATGTCGGATGCAGCGCCCGCGGCGGCCATGCCGACCTGCGTGAGCGCGTTGCCGTCGAGCGCGAAGTTGCCCGGAAGGCAGCCGTGAATGCCTGCGTTCCAGGGATTGCCGGCGGCGTTGATCGCGGAAGCGGCGATGAGATCGCCGGAGCTTTCCACCTGGACGGCAAGCGTCGCCGTGCTGTTGGCGGATGCGAATGTCGTGACGACATCGACCCACGCTGCGGTGATGATCGCCTTCGCCGGGATGTACACCTTCAGGCCGTGCGAGCCGGCCGTGCCGTCCGCGCCGCCCGAAACGTCGTAGGTCGCCACGGCGATTTTCGGCACCGTGACGCCCGTCTGCTTTACGGCAGTCTGTCCGGCCTTGTTCACGAAGAAAAGATCCTGGATGAGCTGCGCGATGCCTCGATTTTTTGCTGCCATAGAATGAGATTGAGGCGCGCCCGGCCCGGCTGTGACGCCGGGCCAGTGCGCGGGCTATTAAGCGATGGCGTTGGCGAACAGGTATGCCGAACCCGGAGCGACGAGCTCCATGTCGCGGTAATCCTCGCCGCGGCGGATGAACTGGCCTCGGCGGTCGATTTCATCGACGCCCTGGAGGCGTTCAACGACCGGGGTCTGCCACTGGTACGTGACGCCCAGCGTGACGATCTTCTGGCCCCTGCGCGGATTGATGTAGCAAAGGAGCGCATTCTTGCCCCAGATGTCCGACATCGAGTCCGACTGACCTTCGACGGCGGTGTTCTTCTGCGCGGCGCCGATAATGACGCGATCGACATCAAACGCGCGAGCGAGCATTTCATTCGTGATGATGCCGCCCTGCACGTACTTGAAGCGATCGATGATCGCCGGGTGATCGATGAGCTTGTCACGCACAGACTGCGAGAGCATGAGCGTATTCGGCACCTGGATGACCGAGCTGCGAATGACGTTCTTGGCCGTGCGGACGTCGCGGATCGGATCGGAGTTATCGTCCGACCACTGGCTCGTGCCGGAAAGCGTCGTGTTCTGAGTGATGTTCGAGGTGTTGAGGAGCAACGACGCCGCGTTGACCTCCTTTTCGACAAGCATCATTTCGGTGACGTTTTCGGTCGCATCGACGTACGGATCCATGCCCGCGTGTGCGTTTTTGACGTCCTCGTCCGGAACGAACTGCTTTGCGGCGTGATCTTCGCAGAAGAACGTCAGGCCAGGCGTGAGATTGAGCGTGACTTCCTTCGAGCGAGCACCGGCGCCACGGCGCGAGTCCAGGGAACGGAACTTTCCTTTGTCGTAGACAAAGTGTTTCCCGCTTTGCACGCCAACCGGAACGGTCGGCAGAAGCAGGTCGGCGATGTAGTCCGCATTCTGGTAGCCGAGAGAAATGTCGGTCAGGATGGGATCTACGCCGAGGTATCGATTTGTATCTGCCATAGATTAGGGATGAAGGCGATTAATTTAGTAGCGGAAGATTCCCATCTGTACTTCGATGAGATCGCCGGACGCGGCCGCTGCCGTGCCGACATAGCGACCGATAACGGTGTCGCCGTTCGTGGTCGTACTGACCGCGGCGCCGCTGCCGTTGGACGTAACGAAGTCGCCCGGATTGATCGTGCCGCCAGCCTTCACTTTCGTGACGCCGGTGAACTGATAGACAGCCTGGTGACCGCTGACCGGGTAATTTTTGAGGACGCCGACAATCGCGTCCGTCGCGGCGGCTGCGAGCACAAGAGTGCCGTCGGACTGCGCCTTGACGATCAGGTTCTGGCTCGCGGAGAGGTCCGCGCCGGCCACTGCCGAGCGATTGTGACCCGTGAGTTCGGTAGTCATATCGAGAATGAATTACGTGATTAATTCTTGCCGGCGAGCTCCTTCTCGTAAGCGGCTTTGAGATCGGGCTTTTCGTTGAAGACCATTTCGACCGCAGTGCGGTAGGTGATCTTCTTGCCGAGCGTTTCGGACGCTGCGATCTTTTCGTTCGCGAGCTTCTTGACGGACTCGGCGATCGACTGAAGGGTGCCCTCGACGTCTTCGCCCTGCCCGCCAATCTCCTTGAACATCGTCGTGGTGTTGGCCGGGATCGCCTTGATGAGTTCGGCAAATTCGTTGCGCATCTCCTTCGAGAGCTTGGCGACGAATTTTGAGACTGAATCCTTCTGCGCAACCGCGAAGCGGCCGGCAGCATTTGACTGCGAGAACATGAGCGCTTCGACGAGCGCCGCGCGCTCAGACGCTTCGATGCGCTGCATAGCCTCACGGCCCGCCTTCGCGTCAGCCTGAAGCTGTGCGAGCTCGGATGCGCTGATTTTCACTTCGGAAGCGGCGACCGGAGGCTCCGGCGTCGGCGTCGGTTCCGGGGTCGGCTCCGGTGTGGGCGTCGGCTCGGGAGCCGGCGTCGGTTCCGGGGTCGGAGTCGGGGTCGGATCTACGACATCATCGAATTTCTTGGACATATCATCATTAAAATCGTTACTCATAATGCCGGACTCGCTGAAAGCGCCGACCGGCTGCATTTCCTTAAAGTACGGTCGATTTGTCAGAGCGCCGCCGCAAAGGACGTTGTTGTACACGCGACCCGACTGCGGGTCGGAGTACGTCTGATAGAACTCGGTGCTGAAATACTTGAAGGATCGGTTCTGAATCAGAGCCTTTCCCTCATCGTTCCACTTAACCGTGGTCCACAGACCGTCTTCGCCGCGGTCCTGCACTTCGCCGTACCATGCAACCGCCGGAAGCTCGCCGCCACTCATGCCGTTGTCGTGGCCTGCGGTGATCGGGAGATCCAAACGGATGCCATCATCGAAATTTTTCTTCATCTCGGTGATGTCGGCCGGCGTGATCTTCATCGATCCGTACAGCGGGTGTTCCCACTCGCCGCACGGAATGACTTGAATCACATCCGGCACCTCCGGCGTCGATCCGTCGGAGAAGTCAAGCCGCGTAGCGAATGCGAATCGCTTCTTGCTATCGCGATGCTGCTGCTTGTTCATGCCCCAATGATACGGCACCGTTTCCCGTGCAACGCATGTTTCGCGTGTAACGCGATGGGGATAACTACGCGGCGGTGAGAATATCCATGTGATACGTGTACACTCGATGGCTGATGCCTATGTCGGCACCGTGGTAGCACCGCCTTGTCATTCGCGGATCGCACATGATGCGTTCGTCAGTGCCGTTGTAGCACTTGCCGCACATATCGCATTCGTAGGAGTTGATCGGATCCATGTCACTGCGGCGGAAGAAACACCGCGATGACGGCGGCCACGAGCAATGCGAGTGTGAGCAGCGTGTATGAGATATGCAGGCTGTTGAGCGCGTCGATGTCGCGATGATCCTCTCCGCGGCTGTCGTAAGAATCTATCGGGGCATTGTTGAGCGGCATCATCATAAGGCTATTTTACCACCTCCGGCGGCTGCGTCAGGTCGTTCACAGTGCCGCCGTACCGATCGCGCAATGACTGCGGGACGCCGGTGATCTTCGGCGGGTTTTCTTCGTCGGTCAGGATCGCCACCCAGATTCCACGACAGTACGAATGAAACGCGCGCGCATGGGTCATTTCGTCGTCCTTTTCGACCACGCGGCCATCCATCGAAATGCAGAATTTGCAGGTCTTCGAATCGAGCAGTTCCGAGCGCTGCAAGGCGTAGATCTTGTCCTGGGCGCGGTTGAACGTGATCTCGCGGCCGTAGTTGATGTACTCGGAAACGACGATTGAGCTCGTGTTCCGCGCGAGCTCCACGATCGTTTCCTCTGCGGCGCGCTCGGCGGCCGCCAGCGCCTGCAACGTTGAGCCCTCCTGGCTGATGACGTTGAGGTAGGCCGTCTTGCTCGCATGCACGATGTCGGTCAGGTGCGAGTCAACGATCGTGGTCGCGAGTATGTCGATCTGCGAAAGCACCTCGGCCGGATTGGCAGGGGCTGGGACGCCGATTTCACGAGCGGCGCCGTTCTTCCCGAACTCGAATGCTCCCTTGAATGCAGCTTTGAGCATCCGGCGGTACTCGTCGTCGCCCTTGATCGTCGCGTCCTTGATTGCCTGCGTGTCGCCGGCGTTGGCGGCGCGGGATAGCTGCGCGATGTACTTCTCGTTCGCCGCGCTCAATTGCGTAATGATGTCATTGCGAAGCCCGTTTTCGAGCTCGTCCATCTTGTCCTGGATGCGCTGAAAATCGACGCGCATCTCCGCGAGGGTCAGCTTGCGGAACGGCTCAAACGTATCTGAAAAGTTTTTTTTTAGGCCGTGGCGGTGTTCGCTCGCTTCGGCCGGATCGTTATCGTTTGCAGCGCCCTTCTTTCCCTTCTGGTTCGGGTTCTGCGGGTCGGGCTGTGCCGGTTCCTCGCGCACGCCTGCTTCGTCGAGATCCGGCAGGCCCATCTTCTCGCGGAACGCGTTCTCGTCGGCGTCCTGGGCGGTGATGGCGCCGGCAGTGCGGAGCTGCGCGTAGGTCTGCGCGAGCTCCTGAATGTTCTCCTGGCTGATGCCTTCGAAATCGAGCTCCGGGTATTTCTTCACGCCGGGAAAATTGAGATCGACAAGCTCCTTGATTGCGCCCTTCATCGAAGCGGCGAACCACCGGGCTCGGTTCTCCTCGCCCTGCAAGAAGATCTCGGAATGGTTCTGCGAGAGCGCGCGCGAACCGCCGGTGCCGCCGGCATGCGTCGAGCCGAGCTCGATGAACTGCGCCAGGATCGATTTTGAAATCTCGCGGGAATGGTAAGCGAGGGAGTTTGACGGATCGCGCGTGGTCGCAGACTTCATGTCGAGGAAGCCGATCTCGTAGCCGTCAGGCATCGTGACGAACGCGTGCTCATTGGCACGCATATTCTTCAAGATGTCCTCAGCCTGCGTCTGTTCCTTCTTTGTCGCGCCTTCCGGGAGCTTCGCATACGGCACGCCCAAGCCTTGTCGCTCGTGCGCTATCGCGTCCACCTTTTCGAGCGTCGTCTTGATGTACCAATGCTTGTACGCGGCACGCAGAACGGACACGCCGTCGAGATTGTCGCCTTCGCGATCGTTGATGAATACGATCAGCTTGTTCCACGGAATATCCACGGACTGCCCGAGCGATTTGTACTGTGTGACGCCGGGCTCGCCGTTAGACATCGCCCATCGGCGGATCGAGCGCGGCATGCGCGGCGCGAGCTTCTTCCACACGATGCGCTGCGCGCCGTCGAGGTCGCGCACCTCGAAGACCTTCTCGAAGACCATGTGGCCGAAATCGAACGCGAGCAACGCCTGCCGCATGAAATCGGGATAGGGAAGTTCCATCTGCTCGAATAGGCAGTCTTCGACAAATTCCGCGATGTCAATGTCGGCTTGCTCGGATGACGCAGGCTTCACATACCATTCCGCGGAGAGCAGCGGCTGCTTTACCATTTGCAGCGTGGACTGGATCGTGCCGTCGCTGCGGCGCATCTCATCGTAGACCTGGATGGCTTTGATGCCGACGAGTTTCGGATTGTATTCCTCGTTGACGATGCCGCTGAAGATTCGTGTGCCGGTATCGCCGATTTCTAGGCCGAGGTTGACGTCAGGGGTTTCGTTCTCCTTGGTCGGCTTGGTGTAGCCGATCTTCTTTTTCGCCATGCCGCAATGATAGCACCCGGCCGTCAAAACACTTGGTCGATCAGACCGCCGCTGCCTGTGGATGACTGCTCGTGCTCATCCTTCTTTTCGGTCGGGTCGGGCAAGACGCTCGCGACGCGGCCGAGCGGGAATTTACGCTGCGCGAGCATCTTCGCATCGGGATAGTGATCGTCCTCTTTGAGCGGCTTGTCCGTGCCCTCCTGGAAGCGGTAGCGTTTGTGCTGCCAGATACCCTCTTTGTTCGTGCGCTGCATGCGGTTGAGACGGCGCTGAAAGCGGGCGCGGTAATTGCCGAGCATGGCTTCCTTCTCGGTGCCCAGCTTGCGGTTCACCTCGCGCTTGGCGCCGGTGCGTGCGGTTTCGGCGATCTGTATCGGCCGGCCGAACGGAACTTCGACGACTGCGCAAGCGAACTGTTCCTCGTCCGGTAGCTGAGCGATGCGCTTGGCGATCGTGCGTTTCAGCAGAGAGTTTTCGAACGGGTGCGAGGCATCCACATGCCATGTTTGGACGCGGTATCTGACCGTGAGCTCGGCCACGTCCTCGCAGATGACGTCGGCATCTACCTGAGTGAAATGCCGCGCTTCGAGCTCCACTAGGACATTGTTCATGTGGGCCATCTCGATGTCCACGACCGTCATGCCGGAATAGCCCCAGTCGATGCCTCCGCCGACGACCGCGCCCGGACGGTATGCGTATTCCTCGCCGAGCTCGTCGATGACGCATGCATCCACGTCCTCGGGATCGTTCACCATGCCGGCGGCCGAAGGGCGCGACCCCATGTATTCGACGTCGAACCAATCGAGCGACGGCTTTTCGCGCCACGCCTGGATGATGTTCGCGAGCGGCACCCATCCTTCCGGATCGCCGGTGCGGCCGGCCGCGCGTTGCTTCAGCTTGTCGAGATCCGGGATCTGCCGATTGAGCTCGGGATCATCCCATATGGCCGGATCGAATGTCTGCGTGACGTCGAAGATGTCCCAGGACAGGCGGCAATAGCCGAGCTCGTCGGCCTTGTCCCAGATCTCTTGGAATAGGCCGAAGATCTTGTGAAATGTCGATGTGAAGATCACGAGCGGAAATACGGCCGTGTCCACCATCGGCAGCGCCGAAAGAATGATCTCGTCCTTCGCCTCGCATGCCTCGTCGATGTAGAGATCGTCGGGGTGCGGGCCGCGCACCTGTTTCGATGATGCAGCGACGGCACGGTAATAGTTCCCCTGCTCCGTCTCGGTGCGCAGCATCGTGGGCTCGTCCGGCAAGGTCGAGCGGATCGCCTCGGCATCCTCCGTGTAGACGTGCCCAAGAAAATAGTTGTAGACGCCCTTCGCCTGTTCGAGCGAGCCGCCCAGATTGACGATGCGCATGAGCTTGAGGAACCATCGCACGAATCCGAGCGCTCCGAGCATTTTCGATTTGCCGCCGCCGCGTGGGCCTTTGATGATGAAACGCCCGCATGGTGTGCCGTCCGGCCGCTGCTGAAGGTAGAGGCACGCGAACACGATGCGCAGCTTTTTCGGAAAGCGCATTTCAGGATCGATCAGCTTCAGGAGAGTGATCGGCTTTCCAGCAAAACGACGCCGAATATCGGCGGGACTGCTCAATATGCGCGCGAGTAGCTTACGCCGCGCTTCCTGTTGAACCGCCAGTGATGGCGTTTGCGATTTGGACATACAAAGCGTCGCGCTCCTTCTCCGGAAGCTTGTCTATCGCGGCGCCGATGTCGTCTTTCGTCAGCGATGCCGGCCGCAACGTCAGATCGCCCTGATGGCTGTCCTTGTAGTCCTGCCAGAATGCATTCTTGAGATAGAAGATAGCGCCGGTGGGCGTCGTGCCGGCGAGGCGTTGCACCCAAGCCTGTTCGATGAAATCCTCGGCCTCTTTATGGGCTTCGGGAAATTTCTCCCGGTAGACATTCCATGTGTCGGCAGAGATACGCAAAAAATAGCGCATTCCCGCCTTGTTCGGCATTTCTTTCGTCTCCTTGCAGCGATCCACGTACTCGAAGAACATCGCCGTGAAATCCTCCTCCTTTTCGTAGATCGGTGGACGGCCGCGGCGAGGTTTCGGTTCTTCTGCGACGATCTCCTCCGATGCACGACTGAGATCAGTTTCCGTCACGACGGTTTTGCGCTTCTTTTTGGCTGCTTTCTTCTTCGCCATACGCTCATTCTACACTCTGCCGCCGAGCGCATCGGATATGTGGATCACCTTCTTGTTTCCGAAACCGTCTACGATGTGGACGGTGTACTTCTTCCAGTTCACGCGAATGAGACGCCAGCGGGGGAATTGTCTTAGAGCGTCTGCGATACGCTGCTCGATGTCATGCTTGGAAAATCCTGGTCCGATTTCGCTCATATGAAATTGTGGAGCTGCGAGGATTCGAACCTCGGTCGGTGCGGGCAAGTCGCCAGACCATGAAAATCGGGGAATCGAACGCCCGTTGCCCGTTGCCGCCGTTGATAGGCAGCGACCGACATACCGATCAGCCCCGGCGTTATCGTATCACGCGGACGGACACCTGGATGCACATAGGTGGTCGAGGCAGCGGATCCACGCCCAGGAAGGCGACAAGCTCCTCGTGCGGGATCTCCCGTCCGTGGGTGCGATAGAGCTCGCGCGCGATCTTCTCGCGCAATGGCTTCTTCGCCGGTTTTGTTTTCTTCTTTCGAGCCATAGCGCCGAAAGCGGGCGGTGTGAGCATCGCGCGCGCATAGCGAGGTTCCGCGCGCTTCCGGCGCTATGAATCCAAAGCTACTGGGATTGTACCACGCCATGGCCCGTATTTGAGATTCAGTAGGCGCTTCCGGCTGATGTAATCGATCGCCTTGCAGTAAGGCCGCAATTCGTCATCCGTGGCCCGGTTGAGCATGATCCAGTCGCACAGCTCCTTGATCTGCGGGTCGCCTTCGATCTTTTCATGCACCCATAGATCGCCCACGGCTCATTCACTTGACGTCCGGCGAAGATAAGGTTGTGATGCCATTCGATCTTTTCCGCGGTGCCGGTGAGGCAGCAGCGATGCATCCACGGATCCGCGTCCAGGCGCGCCCGTAGTTCGGGCGGTATTTTACGCATGCATCCAGTTTAGCAGGAGCGGCGATATGCAGCGGCTTATACGGTGGTGGAAGGTGCGGCGGCTGCGTCGGAATATGATCCGTGCCAATCGCCCGCGGATCCTGATCGTAAAAAGATAGGTCCTCGGACTTTCCGAGGACCTTTGTGACTTCCGCACGTTGCGAGTCATCAGCTCTCAACCGGGTTCCTATGTCCCTCGCCGGCCAGCGTGCCTAGTCGCTGCTCTGGGAAGAATCGCACGGAGGTCGGTTCTCGATCGGCGCGGCCCGAATGGCACCGTGCATTTCCGAGAACATCCTGATCTGCGCCATTACGCTGTAGCCGCTCTCAGGATCGACGAACTCGTATCGCTTCGAGCCGTCGGGTAGCGTGAACTCGTACTCGATCGGCTTCATTGCTCGAACAGCGCCTGCTGAGCCGGTGGGATTGCCATGAAGACAAGCTTCGTTTGGCCGTCGCACCGCGCGCAATACGCGCCCTTATCGAACGTCTGGGCGAGCTCCCACGACTGAGACGTGACCGCCCAGGCGGCGTATGCGTCGGCGAGAACCTCGTCCGAGCCGCATGTGGAGCAGACCGCGATCTTCATTGCAGCCTCGTGCACGTGCCATCAATGACCGTGTGGAGCTGCTTGGTGAGATCCGGCCGCTCGGCGACCTTACCGGCAAGCGCGAACGTCGCGGCGTTGAACAGGCGCCACGCGGTACGGCCGCCCCAATCATGCGGCGGTTCCTCGTAGGCCTTCAGGACGTGCGCGACCGCCTGGATGCCGATGACATCCTTGCGGTACAGGTCGAGCACCGCGTGGTCCACGACGGCATCGGCCAGCTCGGTCTCCTTGTAGGCGAGGAGCTTCTGATTCTGCGCGATGCGCTGTTCCTGGAGCGGCTGTATGATCTCGGTGATGAGGCCGGGCAGCTCCTTCTTCGCCTTCGAGGTGTGCTTGCGCTTGATGACGGTATCGCCGACGAACGCGAGATTGTCGCAGACGAATACGCGCGACCCGTGCGCGACGCCGATCGGGAACGACTTGTCGTGGCTATTCCGGAGACCGAGCGTATCGCTGTAGTCCCCGTAAGGGCTGCGAAGCGTCATGAGACCGAAATAGCGCGATCCGTCAGCCGCGATAGCGTGCGCCTCCTCCGCGATCTCATGCCCATAGAACCCGAGCGTGTAGCGCACGAGCTCCACGAGTTCATGGTGCGGGATCGGTACGTGGCTATCCGTCGCCTGCGGTGTCGGCACAGCGCGGAGGGCGTCGTAATTCACCGGCTCTCCGCCGGTGTGAAGCATCAATGTCATGAGCGTTCTCCTATGTGAAAGAAGTCCGCTCCCAATTGTACCAAAGTAAAAGGCCGCCACGATGGGCGGCCTGATGCTGTGCTATGAGGGCTTTGATATTTAGTGGCGCGTTGTTGCTTTTGTTGTCACGGCGGGCGTGAATGGATGTTGAGCTGCGAAAGTGCGGCCGACATCCGGTGAATCCTTCGGCGTTGCGCTTTCACACGAAGGAAATTCCGTTTGCATTCCCGAGTAACGAATTGGTACGCGAACCACCTGTAACGGATGAGGCCGAACTTACGCCCGCATCCGCAATCACACCGATTGCTGTGCATCGAACCCTCCCCTATGGTCCGCTCCTGATTTTATCATCGGCGAAAGTCGTGCTTGCTGTCGGGCCTGCACAACCGGCCGCACCGATCGCATTTGCGCCGGTAATCTCCCCAGGGCGGCACGCTGTAGAAGTTTGTGATCCACTCGTTGCCGCACGTGCACGTGAAGCCGCAGACGATCCATGGCCTTGTCATCGGAAGTACTCCTGTAGGCCGATGATGACGGCATCGCCGTCGCTGACGTAGGTGATGAGCCATCCGGCGAAGATGAATGAGCCGTCGGGATCCACTTCCCACCGGCGGAGCACCTGATAGATCAGGCGCCCGCGGATGCGCGCGTCGAGCTCTTGCACACGAGGCGTGAGCTGAAGCGCCGGCACGCTCATACCGGCACCGTGTACTGCGCTGAGCGATACGTGCCCGCGGCCGGCGTTCGGATGTAGGTGAGGATGGCGAGTACCGCGATGATGATGAAGCACGCGGAGAAGAAGCCGAAGAAGTAGTCGCGCATTGCGTCCTCCTGTTTTCAAAAGAGGACATCTAATTTGCACACGCCGCGCGAATTGCAATCAAATCATATCGTCCGGTTCACCATGAAGCATGGTGAGCGAACGGAGGACAAAAGAAAAACCCCGGCGGTTTGCAAGGCCCGCCGAGGTTCGCAAGAAAGGTCACGGGATCAGCATAGGAATCCGCTACACGACGCGCAACAACTTTCTCATCTCGTCCTGGCTGCGCTTCTCCGGCTCGATGTAGACGTTCATGTCCTCGGGCCAAAAGAGGATCAGCGGCTTTTGATCCGGCTTGGTCGCAATCGCGAGGTAGCCGATAAGGTTGCCGCTCTCCATGCGCAGCGGGATACACAGGCGTTCGTCGAGCAGGTCAGTGTGGTCTATTCCGCCGCCGATCGCCCGAATAACCGCCGGTGAGATCTTCAGCAAATCCATGACAGGATGCTCCCAATCGTGGAAATCAAGCGGCCGGACGCCCGCCGCACTATCAACGGCGCCCGGCCGCCCCTTCGCCTCGGCCTTCTCGGGCCGGGGCTCGGTGGAACGGTGAAGGAACTGGTCCTTCAATTCTTTTGCCGCTTCGGTGTTCGTCAGGTTCTTCAGCTTTGCGACAAGCGTAATGATGTCGCTGCCGCCATTCTTGCACCGGAAGCACTGAAACTTGCCTCGCGCCTCATTGATGCTGAGCGCGTGCCGATCGGCGTGATCGCAGAAGGGGCATGCGTACCGGAGCTGCACGCCTTCCTTGCCGTTTTCGGTGCTGTGGAATTTGAGATTGAGATAGGCCGCAGCCTGTCGCGCGGTGACGCCGGTTTTCACCTCCTCGAAGATGCTCATTGCGAGACTCCTATGTGAAAGTACCCGCATTGAATTGTACCACCTGACGCGTGGTACACTGGCCGCAGACGTTCGATGCGGATGGGGGAGCGGCAACACCGGAGGGTCTCGTGAGCTACCCCGCCACCCGCACCGAACAACCAACCGCGGGAAAGGAGACAGTGATGAGTGACAGTCCGAAGCCCGTGAGGGAATGGCGCATCGGCAGCGTGAAGACTGCCGTGTGGAAGAACGGCGACAAGATGAGCGTCACAATCGAGAAGTCGTACAAGAAGGAGGGCACGTGGGAGAAGACAAACACTCTCTTCCACGACGACGTGGCCTGCGCGATCAAGGCGCTCGAACACGCCGAGGAGTTCTTGGCTCGATAAACAAAAACCCCGGAGCGATCCGGGGTTTCTGCTGCCGCGTTTCGACCTTCCGAAAAAAGCCGCTACTGAGATGATACCACGGTTTCGTCCGTCTTCTCTTTCGACGGCCGGCCGCGCTTGGGCTTTTCCTTCTCGCCGAGCAGCACGGCGAGTTCGTCTTCGATCCGCTCCTTTTCATTGATGAGGTCGCGGATCTTCGTCAATTTAGCCTCCAATGCACCCTCCTATGGTTTGCTGATGTAGAGATCAGGCAGCCCAAACGCACGCTTGTATCCTCGGGTCAGGAAGTGTCCGCCGGCGCGTTCGGCTTTCAGGTCGTACCAGGTGTACAGAACGGTGCTCGTCACGCCGATGCTTCGGGCGAGATCCTTGGGGTATTTCTTTTCCTCGATCACGCTCTCGATGCGCTTCAGGATCTTTCGTTCCTGGTCGGGGTCGGTGGTCACAAACAGGGGCACAAACGTCTGAGACCCGAAATGAGAGCGGTAGATCTGCTCATGGAGAATGTGGAGGTACGCTTCCACTTTGAAGCGGATCGAGCTCGTGTATTCAGAGTTGTCGGATTCGGTGTCGCAGTCAGCCTCGAACACACAAAGCCGGAACGCTTTGTCGTCGTAGCTCAGGAGAAATGGGCCGTGACCATCTGGGCGGATGAAGAAATCACCGAACACAGGGATCTTGAAGGGGTCCGGCCGCTCTTGCGTCGCTTTCGGGAATTTCGCCTTCAGTTCGTCGCCCCAAATGCGCTGAACGGACGGGTCTGCGATCGTTCCGAGCTCGATCGAGGCCTCGAAGATGCATTCCAGGTTCTTGTGGTCCACGAACCGTACCGGAGCGATCTTCTCAGGGATCACGTAACCCTTTTTCCGGAGCTCGTTCTTTCCTCCGGGACCGAGCTCATAAAGGAAAAAGTTGAAGTCGCCCTGTCGGCCGCGGCTCGATGCCTTCACGACCTGAAGGTACAGGTGCGGTTCGAGCGCTTGCCGGCTCAGGTGGTTCGCGAGCGCGTCGTAGTTTCCACCAGTGAATGCGTGAATGTAGTCGGCGCGGAGGACCCGGTATTCGAGGAGCTTGGGATAGACGATCGCGAGATCCCGCGGCGTCGGCTCGGAGTTGATTCGCCTTCCGTCCTTCGTCTTCCGGGGCCGCCGGTCGAACCTGTCTCGTCTCTTTGATGCCTGTGTTGCCATACGCGTGAGGAATCACGACTCTGCGCACGAACGCAAATCGGCGCGGACGCCATGCGCAACGGTGCGCAGGCCTCACGAAAAAGTGTAGCACGTCAGTACGTAGAGCTCGCGGCATCCGGCGGCGTGTCGTCCGGCTTGGGGCGCGGAGATGGCACTGGCTGGCGCGCGCTCGGTGCGGGCCGGCCGCGGTACGTGCTCTGGCGCGGCGACATGGTGGCACGGTTGCGCGCGACGAGCTGCGCGTATTCAGCGTCGCTCATGGTGTCTATGTTCTCGATGATGCCGCCGGGATAAGACGTCGAGAGCGCGCGCGGCGTGTATCCGCCGATATAGGTCGCGAAGGAGCCCCGTGGCTGCGAGAGGATAAAGCTGGCATCGCACCGCATTTCCTTCGCCATATCGCGCGCATCGTCGGCCGATCGGGTGCCGCAATACTTGATCGAGGTATTCGATGCGAACGTGGCGCGGACCTGCGGCGACAGATCCATAAGCTTCTGATGGGCGAGAATGACGCCGAGATTGAAGCCGCGGGCCTGCTGTAGCAGGGGCTGCGTGCGCTCCTCGTCCACGAATAATTGCGCTTCATCCACATAGAGCCAGCAGGGTCGCCAAGTCGATTGCGGGACTTCGACGCGGGCGCGCGCGGCCGAAAGCGCGGAGGCGATGAAGTAGCGACCGAATGCCGACGCGGCCTTTTCTCCGACCGCCCCCGGTGAGGCGTCAACAATCAGGATTTTGCCGCTCTGCATTACGTCGAACATATCGAGCGTGTTTTCCTGGCGGGTCAGCATCCGCGCAAAGGCTGGGCTGCTCAGAAGGTCGTGGATACGATTTTGGATCTGACGCCGTGTCTCCCCGTACTCAGTCGGGTGGTAGAAAAGATCGTCGAAGAAGCGACGGAATAGCCTCTCTTGCTTTTCGAGCGCCGGCTTGAATCGGCTCGTCTGCCGGATCCCTCCGGTCTTTTCCGGTTGGTCTTGCATCAGATCGAGCAGCGTTTCGATCGTCGGCGTCTCGTCCAGCGCAAACAAGAGCTGCGCGCAGTAGGTGAATGCGGTGCGTTGTTTCGCCGATAGCTCGAAGTCACGTGACCCGAAGATGTATGCGAGGTTTTCCGTGACGCTATCGATCATCGAAGCGCGTATGCCGCCCGGTACGTTCGGCAAGCTGAACATATTCAGCGCCGGCGGCTGCGGATCTTTTGGGTTGATGAAGATGAGTCGCTTCGACTGCTCGCGCGCGGGCCCGAAGATCTTCAAACGCTGCAATGCCGGCGCCCAGGTACCCTTTCCATCAATGACGATGATCGCAGGCTGCCTGGGGTCGAAGACGTCCTCGATGAAACGCTGAGTGAGGAGGGTCGTTTTTCCGTGACCCGTTCCTCCGAGGACGTGGGTGTGCTCGAAACGGGTTCGCTCGGGGACGTGGAAGGGAACAGCGATATTGAGGATGCGCGCGAGCGGGGTTCTGCGGAGATAGGCGTCGTTCAGGTCCGTCGGCGATAGATCCACATCCTGCGGATATTTGAATTTCGGCCGTTCGGGCAAATTGTCGAAATTCAGGCCCGACACGCGGCAGAGGTTTCTCCGCAGCATCTCGGCCGTCTTCGGGAAGATGTCGGGCTCATGAAAACTATCCATGAAGTCGGCCACGAGATCTTCCGGGCTGGATGCGAGCTCGATCAGTGCGACGGTCGGATCTTTGGGCTCGCTGAACGCGATTTCAGGACGCACGCGCTTGAAGAAGCGGCCGAAGAACTCTCGTATTACGCTGTCGGCCGCAGCGAGCCGTTCGCCATGCGTGGCATACAGCACTTCCTTTTCCTCAAGGTCGTGCCGCAACTTCAGGGGCGGCGGCAGCTCATACAAGCCTTCGTGCTCGTAGAGACCATATGTAAGATCGCCGATAGCCTGCACGAATTGCTTCGAGGGCATCCCGTGCGGTTTTAGGATCCCGAGCAGGAGATCGTCGTTATGCCGATTGCAGTGCTCCGGGTCTCTGAAGGGTTGCGCAGACCATACGTCCATCAGTCGCGCGAAGTGCGCATCTTCGTCGTATCCCGAACTCGGCGGGCCGCCGCTGTATCTGTCGCTGGGCAGGCTCATTGACGCTCCCACCATTCTTTCAAAACATTCAAGCCGATCGGAGCGCCGATCATCACGACCGCCCACCAAAAGTAATATGCTGTGTCTGGGTCGCCGGTCTGGAGGCCCGTATACACCCGGTAGACGCAATAGCCCGGCCAAATGAAAAAGAGGGCGAGGATAGAAAGGAAACGCCAGTCAGTCAGAATGTCTTTGAAAAAGTCCGGGCCGAACCACATCGAGTCAGCCGCGGGCGTGCCGGCGTCTGTCGTCCCGTTGCGAAGTTCATGCGCGAGGAAGTGCCGCGGATTTTTCTCTATCGCGACATCCAGCATCTTTTGCGCTTCGCGATGCCGACCGAGACGTTTCAAACCGATCGCTTTGGTGACGTAAATTTCGGCGTAGAAGGGCCAGTACTTCAGCGCTTCGTCGGCCGCTTTGAGGCCGCGGCGCACCTGCTTTTTATAGATACCCGTCTTGCAATCAATCTGCGCTTGGAGTGCGAGTGATTCAGCAACGAGATCATTGATTGTGTGGTGCACGTCGTCGATCTTGACGTTCGCTGCGGGATTGATCTTTCGAGCCGCCTCGATGTGCTCTGTGGCCTGAGAGAGCAGCTTGTCCATGTTGTACTGATTGCGCCGGCATTCTTTGATGTAGCGCTCCGCAATCACCATGTGATCTTCGGCGTTCAACTGCCCCCCCCCTAAAGAGTTGGGACGGATGGTGGCCTCCATCCGTCCCGTTTTGGTCTCGTCAGGAAAACTCGACGTTCTCCGGAACGGTCAGACCGTGCCGCTTGAAGTATTCGATGACGTCCGGTGTATACCAAATCGGATGTGAGCTTCTGTGCGGTCCCAACTTCCGTGACGCCGGAAAGCGTCGGTCGGAATATTCAGGATCGTGCATAAGCCGCCCGGTTTGAGCACGCGAGTACGGCCAGCCTACGATTTCCTTCAAAGCTTTCCACGTGAGATACATGGGAAGTTTCACCTGATGATTCATCGCAATTCTCCTTGCGGAGACATCGCGATGCTCCATGTGGGTTGAGCCACTAGCAGCGCTTGGATTGTATGCGGAACGGCGGACACCGGACAAGATGCCCACCGTTGTTCATGGTTACCGTTGCGCCGCAAAAAGCCGCTTCAGATGCGCTTCGAGCTTCTTCAGAGCATCGGTCTTTTCAGGGAGGTAGTGATACCGGTCGTAGATCTCGTCGAGCTCGCCCTTACCGCCCCCGGTGACGTGGTTAAGCATTATCTCCGCAATTTCACGGGGTACTTTGAGCCGAGCTAAGGTCGATCGGAACGTCCGTCGGAGATCGCGAAGCTGCCAGCCCGTCACGCCCGATCGTTTCTCCAGCTCGTTTTTGAACTTCCCCCATGACCCATCCTTGAAGTGGTCGTCAATCAGCCGGCCGGGGAAGTAGTAACGCGCGTTCGTCCTGCGGCGTTCGAGGATCAGGCGCGCCATCGGCAGGATCGGGATGGCATGAGCGCGGCCGTTCTTGGTGAACTCCCCGGGAATTGTGATGACCTGGCGCTCGCGCCACTCCGGCATAAGCCGGCCAATCTCGCCGTTTCGGCATCCCCATAGGATGAGCAGCCGCACCATGTCACCGAATGGACCCTCGCATGCATCCCAGATCTTTACGAGCTCGTCGTCCGAAAGAATGCGCTTACCCTTCTTGTCTTTGCCGGGCGCCGGAAAACCTTCGAGCGGACTGTGCTTGATGTATCGGTGCGGCGGCCGCATGCACCATTTGAAAAAGACCCGGAGCGTCCGGAAGGCGTGAAGCTGCTCGCTCGGCGTAGCGGCGAGCTTCTTCAGATCCGCGCTAATGTCGTCGTCCGTGATCTCCGATAGTAATTTTTTGTTCAAGCCGGGAAAGCGCGTCGTAAGTAAACGGTTCGCTTCGTGCTTCGTCCTGGGCTTCTTGCCTTCGTAGTGCTCCTCGATGAACGCCGGCACCGCGGCGTCGAAAAGTTTGCCTGTCTTCACGATCGGCCGTGAAATGCCGAGCGTTTTTTCCGCAACGATGCGGCGCGCTTCGTCTCGTGCTTTTGAGAGTGTGAGAATGCCGAACCGCCCGAGGGTGCGGCGCTTCCCGCTGCCGATCATCAGAATGAAGGTCTTCGATCCGCCCTGCGAAACGCGCACGCCGAGCGGGCTCGTCTTGTCCCATACCGTGAGCTGGCCTTTCGGCGGCGCTTTCAGCGCGCGCACAGCCACGTCTGTCAGATTGGTTTTCAT